GTCTTGGGTTCTTCCCTTTTTCCAGCCTTGCCCCCTCGGGGGGGTACTATTCCCCAAACTAAATTAATACTTAATTACTAAGTTTTTAACTTTGCTATAAGCGTCTAAATATAATTCGTTTTTATCTCCGTTATATGTAGCCTCGTAATACATACCGTCGCTTACTGTAGTTGATAGTAGCGCCTTGTTATTTTGTAGTGTCTTAGATAGCCACACTACATAAACGTCGTCTATACTTCTTAAAGCGTCGTCTTTACTTTTTCCTTGGTTACAATATCTTACTACCGCCTCTTTAGCTATCTCTATAAACTCTTTATTATCCATTACTCGCCCTCTATTTCCTCGTCGTTTACTATGTACTCTATTACCAGCTTAACTATAGCCATGTTTTCTACTTCCTCATAGCTTAGCCCGTTATCGCTGGCTATCTTGCTTATATACTCTTTTATTCTCTCTTGTTTATTCATAGTTTTATTAGTCCATTGTTAACAATATATACGCTATTACACATAACGCTAGTATTATACTAAGTGTCATTACTTACCCCCTTTTAACCCTAATACACAATAGCCCTTACCTAGTCCGTCTACGTTATCTCGCTCTATATAGCCTATAGTCCTAGCTATAGCGTTACCCGTCGCCTTATTGCTGGAGTTAAACTCGTCTAATACTATAATATCGCCTACGTTATAATTTTCGTTATCCTCAGTAAGTAGAAAACTCTTTTCGTTGTTCTTTACCTCGTAAAATCTTTTTGTCTGTAGCTTTTTATAATGTCTCATTTTGTCCCCCTTTTTTAGGCGTTTTTAAGTGCGCTTAAATATATAAAATAATATATAAATATATTTCTTAGTAGTATTATAGTATGTTGATAAGTTGATAAGTACCTTTAGCCCTACTCGTTACTACGTTTGTCGTGTTGATAACTGTGTTGATAAGTTGTTGATAACGTGTTGATAAAATCCTGGGCTATTGTGGATAACTTATTAAAAAGTTGCGTATAAGTTGCGTCTAAATTGCGCCTAAGTTGCGCCTACGTTTTTTAACAAGCTCCCGTAAATAATCTTTATCAATTTCGCCGTTATCTGCCTCTTTATGGTGTCTTACACATAAACAAATTAAATTATCGTCGTCTAATAGCCCGTCTACGTTTTCTCTTAGCTTTTCTATGTGATGTACTTCTAAGCCGTCGTATGTTGCCCGCCCTCGGTCTAAACATACCTCACATAAGTTATTAGCGTCCTCTCGTATTTGTAGGCTTTTCTTAGTCCAAGCGTAGCGACTTCTTAGCTTATCCTCTGCCAGCTTAGAGCGGTTGTAATCCACGCCAGCACTACAATTATAGTTATAGGCGTGAATTTTACCGCAACGGCTACACGCTTTAAAGCTCGTCATTGTCTAGCTCTTCCTTAAGCTGTTTAGAGTAAGCCCAGCTACTAGCCCTAAGTAAAGCTAAGATTAAAACGTTAACTACTGTAGCGCTCTTAGCTATCTCGTCGGTGTAGCTCCAGCCCCATATAGCGCCTAAGCCTACGTAAGCGGTAGCTAAAGCCGAAATATAAAGCGGTACGCTCTTAATAATGTTATAAGCCTTGTCAGATAAAATTAACTTGTTTTTCATTTGTTTAGTCCCCCTTTAATAAAGTGCTAAATTGCTAAGTATCTTTTTAATTGTGTTTTCTCCAGCCGAGCCGTCAACTACTAGCCCGTTATCTGTTTGGAAATTTCTAACGGCTTTATCTACTCCAGCGCCGAAACTTCCAGCTATTTCTATACTAGAGTTATAGTAGCCTAACAACATTAGCGAAATCTCTAACCATGTTACTAAATAGCTCTTAGCTCCCTTTTTAACCGCCTTTCCCTTAAGAGCGCTTAAAGTCTTTGCCCCTATATCGCCGTTTACTACTAAATTAGAGCCGTAATCTCTATTAAGTGAATACTGTAAAGCCTTAGCGGTTGCTTTGCGTGTAAGAGCGCCTATAGAGCCGTCTACGGCTAGCTCAGCGTTAATGTAAATATTAAGTCCGTTTTGAGCTTTCTTTACAAAGTCGCCATTTGCCACGGGTGTTATTTTTACTGTTGTTTGTGGTGTACTTGTTACCGCCTTAGCTCCGTTAGTAAGATTTGTACAAGTGTGGTGTCCCTCACTTAGCAATATATCGCCTCTAAGTAAATACTTATCACTTGTTAGATACTTGCTAGCGGTTAATACTTGGAAACCAGCTTTTTTAAACGCATTTTTCATTGTTCTAGTAGTATTATTTTCGCTAATATTCTGTAGTTCAACTATACCAAGTAAATAGCCCGTAGCCTTAGCCATTGCACTTACTCCAGCGCTACAATCTGCCTCGCAAGCCGTTGTAATATTCTTAGGTCTAAAACCATTAGCTTTTAGCTTGCTCCAAAATGTAGTTCTTTGGTTTTGGTCGTAGCCGATAAGATTATTATTAGCGCTTTCCTCTGCCAATGTAGCTATCATGTTTCTAACCGCCTCGTTTGGGTGTCTGAGTACCACGTTCCAGCTATTGCTATTGTTATACCAAGGTCTTATATACCACTCGCTTTTACTTTGGTCGCCAGCTACACCGCCTTTAAACTTTCCTTTTTCGTCGTGTCCCGAATTACTTACCATTTTTTACCCCTTTCTTTTTTATATTAGTTCCATTTCCTTAGCTACTAGATAGATAACTTTATTCATACAGTTATAATACATAGCTTTAGTTACATTTTTAGCCATTTCCGCCCCAGCTTGCGTATATTGCTCGAAAAATATAATTTCCGCCGTTTCTCTGTCCTCTTCGTTAAGGCTATCTAGTACATTGTCTATTTGCTTAAGCCGTTTTTCGGCTAGTAGCAACGCTTTTGTATTTCCCTCTAATCTATCTAAAATTTTTCTATTAGTCTTATAGTCCATTAGCTCGGTCTTAACGTACTGTCTAACGTGCCAAGGCATTTTATATTTATTTTTATACATTTTCTATTATTCCCCCTCGCCCATACCTAACAAAGGCATACTAGCAATAACTAGCTTTAGCCTCTCTGGTATTTGAGCGTCCTTTTCTTTTCGTTCTGCTAATTGCTCGTATATCATTCTAAAATTAGCTCTATCCGCTTGCATATTATCACTAAGGCATATATTTTTAAACCCTAACCGCTTTACCGCTTGGCGTGTTAAGTCGTCCATATCTTCCAGCGCCTCAGCCTCTCTATATATCCCGTAGCGCCTTATAGCTTTCTCTACTTGCTCCCAGCCGTCGCCCCAATCTTTAGTAGCTCCGTTTACTAGCTCTGTGGCTAGCTGGCGTATATCCGCTATACTAGGACTCCACTTTTCAATAGCTACCCACTTGTTAAGCGTTGCCTCTGCTACCTTATACGGTATATCTTGTAATTGATTATACCACAAAGTCATAGCTTGTTCGTTAGGTAGTAACTTCTCCCGTGGGTAGTAGGTTCTTAGAGCGCTAGCGAAAAGGCTAAACTCTTTTTTATCCATTTGTAGCTATTCTCCCTTTTTACTCTTATACTTTAATTATTTTCTTTACGTCGCTCCAGCGAAACAACGCCACATTTTTATTGTTATCCGTAAATGTTACCGTACTTGTAATAACATTATGAAAAAATTCCTCGGCGCATATTAAAAGTGTCTTATCGTCTGTAAAAGTAACTTGGTAAATATACATACTATACCCCCTTTAATCATTAGCCCAGCTACTAGCCATATTATAAAACTCGTCTAGTTCTTGGGCTACTTTGTTGTTATTAGTGTGCTGGCTAGCTCTGTTGTTATAATTGCCGTCTAATATCTTAGCTATATTAGTATCTTTGATAATCCAATCAAAGTTAGCGCTCCAATTACGCCCGTTATTGCCTTTTAAGAAGTCGCTAGACTCTGCCAGCTCAAAGGCTTTTTGCAAGTCCTCAATAGTGTATTTGTTTAACCTAGCCTTAATAGCTTTCTTTCTAGCGTCCGATAAAGTAGTTAGGTGTGGGAACGATACACAAGTATCGTTATACATACGAGCTACAAGCTCGTAATCTACTCTACTTTTCTCTTCTCTACTCTCTCTCTTCTCTTTCTCTTTCTCTCTCTCTGTGTAACACTCGGTAACGGGTGGTAACTCGGCGGTAACATTGTTACCACTTTCTAGTAAATTTTGTTTGTCTCTAGCTCGCTTATTTCTCATTAGTTGGGCTTTATCTGTCTCCGAGCCAACTACAAAAGGGACTTCGGTAAGTAAATACTCGTCCTCGCTTTTCTGCTCCAGCAAGCCCACGCTTGTAAGAAATTGTAATGTAATCTTTACGTTTTCCTCGTCCTCGTCTAATAAGCTGGCTATTTCCTCGGCGAAACTATTTTCTATCCCCTCGTAGTATAAAACGCCCTCAGTATCGGCGCTTAGTAGTTGTAACTTAAGATAGATAATAGTATAAGTATCTCCGCCAGCTATACGGCGTAATTTTTTCATAGCTAGGCTTTTAAAAAAGTCCGTTTTTAGTCTAATCCAATAATATTTTTTAGCCATTTATTATAAATCTCCCTTAACTCTTTCTATGTAGGCTCTTAGGCTTTCCTTTTCTTCATCAGTAAGCCCGTTAACGAAATCAGTTAGACTATAACCAGCCTTAAACTTTTTTCGCTGGCTCGGTGTTATTTCTACGTCTACGCCTCTTATATCATCAAATACGGGTTCTAGTATTATCTTGTCTATTTTAGTTAAGTTGTCGTTTTCGATAACTCCAGCACTAACAAGCCCGTCTATTAGTCCTTTCATTCTAAAGTTATCTAAGTCGCCTCTTTTGTGCTGGTAATGTGGTCTTAAGGTAAGCGTAACGGGATAAGTACCCGTATAACGCTCTTTAACCGTAAAGCCTATAAAAGCCTTTTCGTCTTGCTTAATATTATTAGCCTTGTACTTGTTGCCTCGCTCGACTCGTATATAATCATTCCAGCCTATAAAATCATAATCTAAATGTATTAACATATTTCGCCCCTTGCGTATTGTTTTATTTTCTTAGTTTGTTCTTTACGTGCCTCTATAGCCTCTTTAGTAGGTCTTAGCTCGGGATTACTAGCTTGTAGCCTACGCCTTACTCTTGTCACCGTTTCAAAAGTGCATATACCTTTAGAGGCTCTATATTTTCTATCGCTAAATATCTTAACCAGCCAGCCCAAGCCCAGCCCCTCGTCTTTTATACGTCTATAAACATAGTCACTATATAAAGTCATATCGTCAGCTCTTGCCTCGTGGTTATACTCTAATATATACTCTATTTCCTCTTCTAACGTCTCAAATTTCAATTCTAAGCCCCCTCTCTAATTTTAGTGTAGAAATACTTAACTAATTAATTTAAAGTGCCTCTACGGGCGAAATAGACGCTATAGCCAGCTCTTACCGTAACGCTTTATAAAGTCCTCTCTAGTACCTAGCTTATTCTCCCACGCCGTTTGGCACTCTTTTTTTAAGTAAAGGTCTAGCTCTTTATTAAAGTGTACGCCGTAGTTACCGCCGTTATGGTGCATATAACACAAATAACAAAAAGCTCCGTCCTCGTCTGATAATTTACGGTTTGAATTTCCATAGAAAATATGGTGTAGATGTAGGGCGTTCTCCGAGCCACATACGTAGCAATAACGCCCCTTTTGAATAAGAGAAGTTTTTATATTTTTCATATTGAGTTATTCCCCCTTATAAGTCTCCTCTTCCAGCGCTCCCCCACTCTCGGGCTAGCTGGTTTTCTAATACTCTAAGTTTTAACTTAGTAACGTTAATATGTTCTTTATTAGCCTCGTATTTAGCTTGTGCTATATCTCTTTTTAGTCTTAAGTCCGCTACCGCTGGCACGCCGTAAATAATTTGATTTATTAAAGTTACGGGGGTATTATCCGCCCGCAACTTTAACGCCTCAGTTCTAAGGGTTATTTTATAATCCCTCTCAGCCTCTGCCAGCTCTTGCCCGTTGGACTTTAAAACTTTAATCGAGCTTGTTAACTCGTTCATTAGCTTTAATATATCCTCGTACAAGTCCATTGTCTTTAATCCTCTTTAGCCTCTAATAATGTCTCGTAACGTTCTACATACTCTAAAGGTCTAAGCTCTTTTACAATCTCTAAAACCTTATCGCACTCGTAGCCGTCTAGCCTTAATTTCTCTTTATTGTAGTGTAGCTCTGTAGCGCCCATAATAGCGTCTAAAAGCTCCTCTAACTTATTAGCACTATCGTAATAGCCTAAATACTCGGCTAAAGGCATTGTAACCGTGTTAGTAGCTAAATAAGTAGGGTACTTAACTACCTCTTTTACTTCCTTAGCTCCAGCCTTAAGCTCTTCGGCTTGCTCCTCTAATATTGCGTTTTCAATTTCTTCTAATACTTTTGTATCTTCCATTTTATTTAATCCCCTTTCTAATTAAATGGTAACTCTTCGTCTATACCGTCTGGTATATTCCTAAACCCGTCGTTATCTGTGCTTTGTGCTGGCGTACTGTTCTTACTTTCTGCAAACTCTAAAGTATTTACTATAACTTGCTCGGAGTAATGTTTAACGCCGTTGTTATCGGTATAATGATTATTTCTAAGCTCTCCAGTTACTACGGTTTTCATTCCCTTATGAAAATACTTTTCTAAAAACTCGGAGGTCTTGCCGAATACTACGCAATTAAAAAAATCAGCGTCAGCCTCGCCCTCTCTTTTAAACTTACGATTAACGGCTAAGCTAAACTTTCCTACTGTCTTGTCTCCGTTTCGTCTAATCTCGGGGTCGCTGGTTAAGCGCCCTACAAATACTACTAAATTCATTTTAAGCCCCTTTCTAATCAATGCTTATATATTCTTTAGAGTCCTCTATACAATCGTCGCATATATATACACCGTCTAGTTTAACGGCTCTTTCTGTATAAATACGCTCACCGCATAGCGGACAAATAGGTAACTTCTGCTCTAGCTCGTATTGTTCGGCGTCGTATCGTTCATAATCTCTTACGGGGTCGTCAGTTCTTACCATTACTAGCCCCCTTTTCGTTTAATCGCTCTTTAGCTACTATTAAGCCCTCAGCCGTTTCTTTTGCCATGTCCTCTAGTTTTTCAAGTTTGTAATAATCTAACATAGCGGGAATATCTGTATACAATTCTTTTAGGCGCTTTATTTGCGTCTTTGTAGCTTTAGCGTCTTTTTTGCCGTTGTTAGTTGTGTCTGCGTCCTTTTGGTCGTCAATACAAAACAGCCCGTTTAAAGCATATTTACGAGCGTAAGAGCTACACGCTCCCGTAATTTGTGATAAGTCAGCGCCTTTTTTCTCGGCTGGCTCTCTAGCGTAAGCGATATTACTAATACCGCCTATTTCTTCCACGCTTGAAAGTGTAGCGGTAGCTTTAATATAATAGCGTTCCCCTATGTTAACCAGCTCGTCGCTAATTGTAAGTACGCAATTATTAGCCTTAAGTAAAGGTTTTACCGCCTCTAAAATATCTTCACAACTACGGTAACTAAAATTACCAAAATCGTTACGCTGGCTTTTAGGGGCTTTAAGTTCTTGCTGAATATTAAATAAACTCTCCCTTATTCCCATTGTTTATCCCTTTCTAAAAATATATTGTCTTTGTTTTCTTTTAGCTCTTTTAACTCGTCCTCAGTATAGTAATACTCGCTAGACGTGTAGAGCTTGTTAATTGTGTCGTAAAGATTAGTCATTACGGCGGTAGTTGGTTTCTTTCTAATTACCGCCATTACTAATAGGCTCGTTACTAAAAAGATAGTCCATAGTAAAAGTACCGCCAGCCTTTTCTATAAAAAACCTCTGTATACCTTTCATATCTTTTTCGCTAAGCAAGCTAGCGCCTCTTAGCTTAGAGTATAGGTTTTGATTAGTCATTTCTAAATATTCCGCTAACGCTCTTACGCTTTGGTTACTTCTTGCCAGCTCAGCGCTTAAGTTGGGATATAAAAGTTTTTTCTCTTGCATTTTTTCGCCCCCCTTTCTTTTGTCTCTGTAGCGTCGGTTTGCTTGTTACCTTTGCGTTAACTTTCGCCCATTGGTTACGCTTTTGCGTTTCCCTTTATGCCTAAATAGTAGTCCTCTTGTTTTTCAAAGTCAACAAAATAATTTTATTATTCTAAATTTTCTATTTAATAATGCAAAATATGGACATTTTCGCTATAATCATTTTGAATAAAAAATTTGAACGTTCAAAGTAAATTTTGAGCGTATGGTTAAAAATATGGATTTATGGAAGAGGTTTTTTAAGGTGGATTTTTTAACTAATTTAGAGGTATTACTTAAAAATAACAATATGAACCGTAGCGACTTAGCAAGAGCTATAGAAGTAGCGCCAAGTACTATAAATAGCTGGTACGCTAGAGGCTCTGAAAAGGTAAGTATAACAATACTTAGAAAGATAGCGTTATACTTTAACGTCTCGTTAGAGGTATTAATAAACGGAAATACTATAACGTCGGTCTATTTTACTGAGTACGAGTATACTAAAGAAGAGTTAGAGCTAATCGCTAATTTTGGTAAATTTTTAAAAGAAAGTAGGTTAAAATAATGAAAAACGACGTAGCTATATATTTACGTAAATCACGTGAGGACGACGAGCTAAAAGAGGAAACTTTAGCACGACACGAGACAATGTTACTAGACTACTGTAAAAGAAATAACTTAAACATTGTAAAAATATATAAAGAGGTCGTAAGCGGAGAAAGTATAGCAAACCGCCCGCAAATGCAAAGGCTACTAGATGATGTAAGTAGAGGGCTTTACGCTGGCGTTGTCTGCATAGAGATAGAGCGTTTAAGCCGTGGTAATCAAATTGACCAAGTAGAAATATTAGAGATTTTTAAAAGTTCAGGGACTAAGATATATACGCTTAATAAAATATATGATTTAAGTAAAGAGGACATAGACGAAGAGTTTTTAGAGTTTGCTTTATTTATGTCTAGGCGTGAGTATAAAATAATAAATAGACGTTTACAACGTGGGCGTAACCAATCAAGGCAAGAGGGCTATTATATCGGCTCTATCTTACCTTTTGGTTTCGATAAAATAAGAGGCGAAAGAGGTTATATACTTGTACCTAACGACAACGCTAAAGTAGTAGAGTTTATATTTAATCAGTATTTAGACGGTGTTAACGTGGCTACTATTACCAACTATTTAAACGACAACGGTATAAAGCCACAAAACCATAATAAAATATGGACTCCCCCAACGGTTAGAAATGTTCTAAAAAATAAGCTCTATATAGGTATGATAAATACAAATAATAGGGGCGGGACTGTAAAAGGTAAACACGAGCCTATTATAGACGAGCTTACTTTTAATAGAGTTCAAGAGCAACTAGCTAAAACGCCTAAGGTAACAAATAGGCGTAAACTATCTAACCCGCTGGCTGGGCTGGTGTATTGCTCCGAGTGTGGGCGTACTATGATACGTAAAATAAACGCTTTAAAGTTTGAGTATATAACTTGTCCTAGTTTAAAGTGTAATACACGCTCTTTAAAACTAGAGACTTTAGAAAGCATATTACTAGATGAGCTTAAAAAAGAGCTTAAAGGCTTTAATTATTTCTTGGATAATTACGGCGAACAGATAAAAACAGAAAAAGAAAAAGTAGCCGTAGAGCTGGCAATACTTGAAACTGAGCTAGAGAAAAAATTAAACATGATAGAAACGGCTTGCGAAATGCTAGAGGCTGGTATATATACAAAAGAGTTATTTACCCGTCGTATTAGCGTTTTAGAGGACGATATTAAAGCCATGAAGGAAAATATAAGCAATATAAAAAATACTCCGTTAGAGGACGATACAAGAGCGTATAAGGCTATACCAATATTAGAAAAGGTGCTGGAAAATTATAACGTTTTAGACGCAAAAGAAAAAAATTTATTATTAAAGTCAATCGTTGAGCGTATTGATTTTACTCGTTTAGAGGACGATACAAGTTTAAATATAACGCTATTGCTATAATTTTACTATTGTCGCAATAGCGTAGTATATGATATAGTGTAATCATTGAGACACAAATACATAGGTGTAACAATCATTACACTATTTTTTCGTCGTGTAAGCTACCGAGCGACGTTATAATAAATCGGTGAGGTGTAGCACGCCCAAGCAAAGAGGTAAAACCCCGTAAGTGATTAGACGGTGGTAGCTCGGTGGTATAGATTGTACGCTTTGGTCTATACTCTCGTTAGTTGTGGGGTCGTGACGTCACAACTAAAAAAACGGGACGGGTCGGCTTGGTAGACTTGCAAGGGGTTAGTAGTGCGTGGGGTCTATGAAACGCTATACTATTAACGGCGCAAAGCGTTACTAAAGTATACTCAGAAGTGTACGCCCGCCTTTACTCGGGGCTTTTTTTAGCCTTTGTGTAAGGGCAAAATCTAAAGATTTTGAGGCGATACAGTCGTAGCCTAGAAGTGTATAAGGTTGCGTAAGTGTTCGCTATTTGGTGACATTGAACCAAGAGACACGGCGAAAAAGATTTAGATTTTAATATATTTGTAAATAAACCCTAGTTACTAGAATGTAGCTAGGGTTTTTCGTTAACTAAATGAAATTGTTAAGTTTTCCATGCTTATAGATACTGGCGTATTGTTAGTGACACCGCTAAAAGCTGTAGCGCTCTCAATCTGAATAGTTAAGAAGTCGTCAGCTTGTGTAAGTATGGTAACGGTTAACGAGCTATCAGTAAGTACGTTATAACCGTTAGTTACATAACCACTACCGAATACATAACCGCCGTTAGAGTGTCGAGCGTTAAGCCTTAAGTCTGTTAATTGTGCCGTTACGTTAGCCATAGACTTAGGCAAGGTAATAGTAAAATTTATCTGCTTTGTGCTATTTGAAATATAGCCATTATCTACAATTCTTCCCGATACGGTGTAAGCGTCTCCAGCCTTATAAAATAGCTGGTCGAGAATATTAATCCCGTCTACTTCAAAACTTTCGTTATCTGCTGGAAAACAATTAACGCCCACGCTATTTTTAAGTCTATCAAAGAAAATAATAGGTTGTCCTTTATCCACGTATAAAACGTAAGGCGTTGAGTCCAATTTATCGGACACTATAATTTTTACATTCCAAGCCTCGGTATTATCCAAGCTAAGCACTTTATTAACTCCGTTAGTAACATCTATAGCGTTACCGTAAGAGCTGGCGCTAGATAACTTAGTGTAGGCTTTTATTGTAACCTCGTTATTACCGCCTAGAGCTGAGTAATTAGCATTAACTAATAAATTAGTATCTGTATAATAATTAGACTCTCTAGCACACGAAATAACCGCCGTAGGGGCTTGCCAGTCGTAAATTAGTATAGTTGTTGTACTTGTTACGCTATTACCTCGGCTATCGGTCAATTTGACGCTTAGGGCGCTATTAGATGATAGGTTAATAGTACCTAATGTAACTACTTGGCTAGCTACTGTAGTACCCGATAAGTTAACCGTTGTTGTATTGCCACCTATAGTAAGCTCAACCTTAGAAAGTGTAGCGCCATTTAAAGCCGTTAAATTACTAAGCGTAACTCTTAAGCTAGACTTATTACGGATAATATACTGGTTATTCCCAGTAATAGCCGTAGTAGTTCCGTTTACATCAGCGTAAGTAATACCGCCTATAGTTGGGTTAGAATTATTAACAGTAATCGTAACCGTTGTAGCTGAGCTAGTACCGATTAAAGAGCCGTTGTTATACGTAGCCAGCTTAAAAGCTAATGTAACGGTTTTAGAGCTTGCCGTAGCGCTATATATAGCGTTTTTTAAAGCGGTTGATAAAGTAAAGCTAGCTCCGCTTTGGTAATCTGTAATAGTTTGGGCGGTACTCTGCCCGTTAATTGATATTAAAAGATTATTAGTAAAAGCGCTACTATACTCGGTATAGTTCACGCTAAAAGTATCGGTTATTTTATTACCAGTAATAGAGTTAATAGTAGATACTCTAGCTATTGTAGGTAAGGTAAAGCTAGCACTACCCCTACAATTAACCGCTACGGTATATATACCAGCCTCAGCGCTGGCGCTAAAGCTCTTAGCTCCGCTACTATTGTGACTTAATGTATATGTTCCGCTAGCTACTAAAGTACCGTTATATAGGTTAATACGGGCGCTACTTGAATAGACTGTTGAGCCGTCTATAACTACCTTAAAATTACCAGCCTTATACCAACTAGCTGAGCCAGTTCCAGCGCCCTCTAATCTCCATGAAATTTTAGTAGAGTTATTAGCCACGCTTTGGCTTTGTACGCTCCAGCTAAATTTTAAATATCTACCGTCGTAACCGCTTGTATTAAAAGAGCCACTACTACTCATACTTCATACCCCCACTTAAAGCCACCAGCGGTTTTTCTTTCACCTTTGCAAACTTGTCCTATATGCGATACGTCTATATTTAGTGCTTTGCTTGCCTCGGTTGTTCTTATCCATTTTTTAATAAATACACCGTCTTTACTATACTGTATAACAGATTTAAACGTCCTTAAACCGTTGTTTATAGCGTGAGTTTGATTATATTGGTTATTACACCACTCTAAATTATAAACGGCGTTATTTGTTTTATTACCGTCTATGTGGTTTACTTGTGGTGCATTATTTAAGTTAGGGATAAATGCACTAGCTACTAATCTATGTACTTGACGGCTATAATATTTTTTATCTTTATATAATCCAACTTTTAAATAGCCTTTCTTTTGCCTTGTCTGTTTTAATATTTTTTCTTCTTTAGTTCCATTATAGTTAAGGCTTTTAACTCTTCCTAAGTTGCTTATCATATAGTTAGGAAATTCGTCTATAATTTTCCATATTTCACTACTAGCCATTTTTTACCCCCTTAATTAAAAAGTATCGTCGTTAGTATAGTTAGCTACTAGCCCTATACCGTCGGCTATTACTGAGCCGTTTTCTGTTACTTGCATTGGTATAAATCTCAACTTACCACAAAGTGTAATTTCTTCTTCTACTACCGCCTTGCTTATATGTAGCTCGTTATCTGCTACCCAATAAATAGGGTTTCCTATTCCGTCGTAAGCTACTAAGCCTACGTCTTGATTAAGCACTATATAACCGCCGTTACTAGCATACATAATTAAACCATTTTTATCAATCGTACAAATAAGAGTATTAGCCTCGTCGTATACTTCTACTTTACCACTTTGGTTAGTTGCTGAGCCTAGTTTAAGAGTACCGCCTTTAATTAAATCAGCGGTAAGGTTAATAACGTTAGTAGCTTGGGCGTTAAATGTACCGTCTATACTCCAAGCGGTTGTAAAGTTGCCATGTATACCCGTATTGCTAAAGCCTATACCAGCGCTATTAATCATAATAACATTAGTGGCGTCCTCTTTTGGTAGTTCATCAACTATAAGTATTTTATCCCCCTCGTATATACAATAGCTAGAGCCTAAAGCGTTCCATATTTTGTCTTGTGCCTCGCTTAGAGCCTCAGCTAAAGACGACGATATAGTTATAACGGCGTTATCTATGTTTGTAGATGTACTATTTGTTATGGTGTGAATTAAATCCCCGAGAGTATTACTAAAGTTGCCAAACTCCAAGCTAACGTACTTCTCAGCTATAGCGTCGTACTCGTAGCTTATAACCTCAGTAGTAACGTTAACGCCTATACGCTCGTCTATAACGTTAATAGTGTCGCCTATATCTGTTACCTTTTCGGGCTGAGCCTTTAAAGTATAATTAATTAATGGATAACAATAAGTATTAATATACTCGCTAGCTTGTTGCTCTAAATCAGCTAGCAAAGCGTTTGTATAAGCGCTTTCGTCTAAAACTCCGTCAGTAGTAAAAGCGTCCTCGCTTATGTGGCTTTGGTCGAAAGATTTAACTTTAGTATATGGGATATTGTAAGAAATAGGGGCGTAGACGTAGATATCTTCTAATAGTAACCCGTCAGCTCCAACGGGTAGTAGTTTTGTTACTACGTTGCTCCAGTCATAACTAGCCGTAAGGTCTTGTAGGTTCTTTTTATACTGTATGTTAATACCGTTATCTACACCTATATTGTTAAGTATAGATATATTCCAATTATCACGCTTAAGGTGTCCGCCCCAGCGCTCTAATATAGTCATTATACACTCATTTAAAGACTTTCTAACGCAACGATAAGTATTTATATTAGTAATATCTGAAAGCGTCGTAAACGGGCTTTCTTCGTCTGTAGCTGAGTTAAAATAGTCTAGCGCCTCGTTACAAGTCTTATCTACGGCGTAGCTATCTTCTATTACATAGTTTTTACTATCATAAAATACGTGCCACGCTTTAACCGTTATACGGTTCTTTTGTTTCTGTACGTCTGCAATTCTAAACGCTTGCTCGCCTTGGGGCGTGCTGGCGACTAATATGTTATTACTAGCTAAGTAGTCGTTATATTCTATACCACATACCAGCTCTAAATAAAAGTCGCCGTTATCCTTATTATGTACTCTAGCCTTAGTAGGTTGTAATACTACGTCGCCGTTAGTGCTATATAGTTTGTCGGTTGCTCCGAAAACTTTAACCATTAATTAAGCCCCCTTAGTAATTAAATGTTCCTCTAAATCTTTCTCGGCCCGTTTAAGGCTTTCTACGTCCTCGCCATTAATAGAGTGCTTTAGTAGTGCTAACATACCTCTTTGAGTAATTCTATTACTTTCCTCTATCTGTTTGAGTCGTTCCCCGTCGTTAGTGCTAGACGACTCTAATTTATCTACCCTTTTTTCTAAGTCTGTAAGCCTTTTGTCTTGCTCTACCTCGGGCGCTTTAGCTTTATTAATCCAGCCAGCTATAACGGTTATAGCTCCCGATATTGTCACTACGCCAGCGCATACCGCTAATACTATAGCTACTACGTCGTTAGGCGTAAACATAATAGTTTTATCCATTTCGTTTAATCTCCCTTGGAAATTGCCCCCGAGTTAACGGGGGCTTATTCTTATAGACTTCTCAAAAAGTTTTCAATTATTGTACTTCTGTACTCGTGCGCTTTGACGTTAGGGTGTGTATTTGTAGCCGATACTTTAAACGCATTATCTCGCAACGTTTCCGCTACTGTACTATGTTCGTAGAATTTACCGCCTTTATTCATAGATACTCTTTCGTCACCTTTTAGGTCTAAGTAAGGAACACCCCAATATTTAGCAATCGCTACAAGTGCGTCGTGATAATTTTCTGTCAAATAAGAGTCTGATATAATAATACCAATCTTAACCGTAGGGTTCTTAGTCAAAATATCCTCTAGTACAACGTTATAAGCTCCCCAAAGAGTAGTATTATCGCTATCTGTTTTAGTGCCTATCTGTTCGCTAGTCAAGTCTGTTTCATTTAACCCAAAAGCTAAAGTAATATAATCGCAATCTGAAGGTATTAACGAATAGTTACAGCCTGCGCTATCGGTTGACGAAAACGGTCTAGTTGCTCCCGAAATATTAGTAAAGTCGTTTCCAGCTTGCGCAATCCATTTAACATTCATATTATTACGCTTGCCTATCCACCAAGGATAAGTTTTATATCTATTTGTGTCGGGGTCGTAAGCGTCCGAATTTTCCCCGCTATTTCCTTGTGAGTCTACGTAGCCCGTGAAATCTCCCACAGTATAACTATCTCCACAAACCGCCCATTTTTTGCCATATAAATAGTCGGTATTTTTGCTTACTTCTAATGTGTCCTCGTTTGTTAGCTTTTCAATAACAAAAGGTGTTTTGTAAGAGCCTACTCTAAAATGTTCTGTATTTGCTGGTATAGTAACTTCTACGGTTTCTTTAGTCAATAATAATACGTGGCCGCTATCGCTTGCTGGGTAACTTGTTAAATTGTGTGAACTATCTATTAGAGCGTATAACCCCGTTTTACTCCCTTGATAAGTTCCCGTTATTCTGTATGTTTCCCCAGCTACTACGGGTATTTCCACACCATAGCCGTCAGAGTTTGAGACTAAAGAACCCGTAGTTTTATCTACAAATTTACTTTCGCTTTCAATATCTAATACCACAAATTTTTTTATAGTCTCTATACCCTCAATATCTTTTGCTACATCAAAAGCGGTTGTTTCTACGTCTGTTTTCTTGGCGTAAGCGCTTAGGTCAATCTCTCCACCCTCGCCCGTATACTCCACGGCGTAGCCAGCGTTAATAAAAAGCTGGGCTTTTACGTCGGGTACGTTGGCTATTTCGCCCTCATGTAATGAAATAGCTCCGTCACTAAATGTCTTTAATGCTTTAATAATCATATTTTAAAAGCTCCTTTCTTTTGGTTTTTAATTTAATCCCATGACAAAATACCCACTAAGTCTATTACTGCAATATATATGTACATCTCCGTTTGTAGTGCATAGCCATGTGCTCCAAGTGATGCCAGCCCCATTTTCTACACCTATTCCCTCAAGAAATATCTGAGTTGCGCCTGCTCCTGTTACTTCGGGGTATGTGCCATATCTAGTTAGGACAAAAACTATATACCTTTTATATCCACTCAGTGTCACCCAGCCATCTTTTATTTCAGAGTGGCCTAGATTAGTCTTATTAATTAGAGTAGCGCTGGGCGTTGTGTTTACATTAACGTATCTATAAGTATTAGCCTCGCCCATATCGGTAAGCCCGTTAACATTAACGGGAAAAGTACCGCTATTATGGTTAGGCGTTGATACATTGACAAATCTATAAGTATTAGCCTCGCCCATATCATAACTACCGTCGTCACTTACTGTATAAGTACCGCTATTATGGTTAGGTATGTTAGCTATGTTTTGGGCTAAAGTAGCAAAAGTAGCGTCGCTGGCGGTTTGTACGCCTTTGTCAGTAATAGCGCCAGCAACTACGCTTTTTCCACTACTGACATATTGAAAAAGCTCTTCTATTTCTTCACTTACAAATTTTTTTTCAATATTACTACTCTCTGCTAAAGTATCGCCTACGCTAATAGGCTCAGTAACTTTATAATAATAGCCGTCCCTTGCCGTCACTAAATGTTCACCTACTTCATAGCTTCGGCTCGCCGTGTCGCCTCTTTCGGTCGGGGCTAAATTAATATTAGCTCCGTCCGCTCCGTTTACTACCTCAAAATTAAATGTATCTCCGTTAGTTAGTGTTATGGTATACGTGTCTACTAAACCAGCCGTAGCGGTCTTTTGTACATTGGCTATATTACTACCGTTTGTTACTTGAAAATTTGTAGTAGCTCCGTCGGTAAGGGTAATAGTATAAGTATCCACTAAACCACTTGTAGCGGTCTTTTCTATAGTTCCGATATTATTGCCAGCGTCACCCTTTAGTAGTATAGTTTTAAAAATTATATCGTTCATTTGTTACCCCCTTGTTACTTCCCACTCGATATTTAAACGCCCTCTCATTAGCGTTAATACGTCCTCGTTAGCCGTTAACTGTAGGTCATAGTAATAGCGCCCAGACGTTAAGTCTGCCGTTTGGTCGGGTCTTACTCTTACGCTATACGTTGCCGTGTCTGTCTCGTCGTTGTAATCTATTTGAGTAATACCAGCAATTAAAGAGCTTTGAAAGTAAAAGTTTTCGCTCTCGGGCTTTTCTCTACAAGTAAAATATAGCGCCGTTGGTTCTATCCCGCCTAAGCCTTGTATTTGAAAATTAAAGGCTAAAGTATCGCCCTTAATCATTGTTAATTCTTTTCTTATTGCATTATAAAAAGCGTCCATTTTAGCCCCCTTTATATCCAGCGTGAATAATTGTCTATTGACACGCTTGTTATATAGCCCTCGATTATAAGATTATTTACGCCAGCTTTAAAAATTAAGTTGTCGTAGTTTCCCGTTACTTGCCTATTCATATAATTACCGTCACTGTCGTAGGCGTTCATTTGCTCGGCGTTAATAATTATAGTTTCTGCCTCGGTATCGTCTAAAGCAATATCTAATATTTGCGTATTGCCTAAATACACGTTTATAGCCCCTTTACCCGTGATAGTAAGCGTAGGCTTAGAATATATATTACCGTCGTTTCTAACGCTTATATTAGCGCTCGTAGTGCCATTAGAGTAAGCGTAATTTATAGTCGTCTCGTCCTCTGAGTATTTAAACGGTTGTACGTGTATATTCACCGTAGCGGTTTTAAATCTTATTAATTTTTCAAAGTTGATAGCGTCATATAAAGCAAATTTATAATACTTATCGGGTTCATTACTAAAAACTATTGTACCCTCAGTATTAAAAAAGTCTATTACGTCGTCTACGTTGTAATCGCCGTATAATCCTATTTTAATAGGCTTGTCGTAAGCGCTATAGCCTAGAGTTGTTACTATATCGCCGTCTTTTCCGTCTATCTCTTCTATTTTAGTCCTTTGTTTAGGCTTGCTTATAGGCGGTAAGCTCTGAATAAGCAAGCCGTTAACTGTTTTAGAAGAGACGCCGTTAATTACTACATAAGGTATCATGTTAACCCCCTTAAGTATAAATAGCGTCCGCTACCGTTTTTTCTACGAAACTACCTAAAGTTTCGTCGTCTAGTGTAATTTTCATTTGTCCTAGAGCGTCTTTAAACGCCTCTACGGTATCATTATAACTATTATTGTTATAATTTGCCATATTAACGCTTTTAGTTGCGTTTACAATCGCTGGGGCTAACTCTGTAGCTAGTTGCTGAGCTATTTTAGTTATCCACCCCGTATTGTTTTCTAAAGGTACTACCGCCTCAGCTCCAGCCTCTCCAATTTCTGCGAAAGTAGCACTATCAACTATACCGCCTCGGGCTAGTCTTGGAAATCTTACACGCCCTACGCTACCTACTGAAACCCCTGGTAATAAGTTGATAAGCCTAATAGCTCCGTTAATTAAGTCAATACCGCTATTTATTACTCGCTCTATCTGAGAAATAACGCCGTTAATACCGCTTTTTACGGCTTTACCTATTGCGTCGCCTATCTTAGTACCTAAGCTAGTAAAAGTATTTTTTACGTCGTTCCATAATCCTTTAAAAAATTCTCCAAAAGGGGCAAAAACTTGTTTTATAGAGTTCCAAGCGCTTAAAAATTCTTTAAAGAAAAATTGTTTAACCGTTCCGCTAAATATAGCTTTTACTAAGTTCCATAAAAATTGAAAATAAGGTTGTACGCCGTCCCATACGCTTTTTATAGCGTCCCAAGCGTTACTAAACCACTCTACTAAACCATTTATTATAGGCTCGGCTACGCTTTTTATGTTGTCCCAAAGTCCTATCCAAAAGTTACGAAAAGCCTCGGACTTATTCCAAAGGACTACAAAAGCGGTAACTAAGCCAGCTACTAAAGCTATTACTACACCTATAGGGTTAGCGCTCATTACGGCATTTAGTGCCGTTTGTGCTAGCGTCTGAGCCTTAGTAACAATAGTTAGAGCTTGCCAGCCGTCTTTCATTACTTTCATAGCGGTAGTATAGGCTACATAAGTACCCATAGCGGTAGCCATAGCTACTAAAGCCGTTGTAAATTCCGTACTATGTTTAACGACAAAATTAACGGCGTCTACAAGTGCGCTAAGAGCGTCTACGCCTTTTCTTAGTGCTGGCTCAAACTTTTCATAGATAGAAATTTGTACGCCCTCTATTTGCGAATTTAAGGCGGTTAAGTCGCCCTTTAAATTATCGTTCATAGTATTAGCCATTTCCTCAGCCGTTCCGCTACAGTTTCTTAACTGTTCCTCGAATTTATTAGCCTCGTCTACTCCAGCGTTTAAGATAAGGTTTAAGCCCTTTATACTATCGGCGGTAAAAGTCGATTGTAAAGCGCTCGCTTTCTGAGCCGTTCCCATACCGTTAGTAGCTTGCTCTACTTCCTTAAGAATTTCGCTTAAGTCTCTAAAATTGCCCTCGCTATCTTGTACGGCTATTTTAGTTTTACCTATCTCTATAGCTCCGTCTTTCATTTTGCTAGTCATATCACGGACTACGGCGTTTAAAGCCGTTCCCGCCTCTGAGCCTTTTAAGCCTTGGTTAGCCAACATAGATAAAAGAGCCGTAGTAGTCTCTATATCTTGTCCAGCGCTGGCAAGGTTAGCACTACAATTTTTATAAGCCTCTCCTAAGCCCTCAGCGGTTGTATTAGCGTTACCTTGTGCATAAGCTAGTAAATCAGCGAAATAGGCGCTCTCGCTGGCTTGCATACCAAAGGCGCTTAGATAATCTGTTACCATGTCGCTAGCTTGTGCTAGCTCCATACCCGACGAGCTGGCAAGGTTTAAAACTCCGCCTAAAGCCTCGGCGCTGGTCTTAGCGTCCCAGCCAGCTAAAGCCATATATCCTAAAGCGTCTGCACTTTCTGAGGCGCTAAACTTAGTAGTGCTACCGAATTTTTTAGCCGTATCGCTTAATAGCTTAAGCTCTTCGTCTGTAGCTCCGCTAATAGCTTGCACATTAGCCATAGAGCTTTCAAAAGTAGCGCCTACGTCTATAGTGCTGGCTACTAAATCTTGCATTTTACTAATAGCTCCGCCTATTACGTTAGCTACTAAATTACCTAAAGCCACTTGAAAAGCACTAATACCGCCCGTAGCTCCGTCGGCGTTTTCTCCTACGTCGTTTAAAGAGTTCCCCAGCTCTTCGCTAGAGCTGGCGCTATCGTCCATTTGCTTAGCTAAAGCCTCTAGCTCGTTGCTGGTCTTAGCTAAGTCCGTTTCTGCGTTATTTAACTGTATACGCATATCGGACATAGTTTTAGTATTAGACTCTTGCGCTTTAGTAGACTTTTCTAACTCTGTCTGTAAGTCTGCTACTACGTCGGCTTGGGCTTTATACTCGTCGCTTGTAGTTCCTAGTGTCTTTTCTAAGTCTGCCAGCTTGTTAGACTCTTCGACGTATTGCTTAGATAGTGCGCTATGTTTCTGCGTGTTCTCGTCGTACTCTGTAGACATATCGGCGTATTGCTTTTTAAGTGTCTCTACTTTGTTCTTTTGTTGCTCCAGCTTTTTACTAAGTACGTCGGACTTTGCGCTTAACGCCTCGGTTGAGGTATCATTTTTAGAGTACTGAGCGCTAACTAATTTCATTTCGCTAGCTACTTCTTTTAAGTTTTGCGTAATGTTCTTAAGGGCTTTTCTATATTCACTCTCACCCGTAAGTTTTACCGCTCCACCGAAACCAGCCATTTATTAAACTTCCTTTCTCTAGCTTTATATCCACTCTTCACTTTTTAGTTGTTGTTGCTTAGCCTTTGCGTAAGTTGTTCTAGTCAGCCTTAACGATAACTCTAAGTCGAAATCGTCTTTATAAAGCTGGTACTCTCTATTAAACTCTCGCAAGGTTAAGCGCCCTACTTCTTTGTTAGATAAAGCTAGTTTTTTTCTGCCTATAAATCGAAACCACGAAAAGTTAATAGTAGGGTCGCTAACTTCTTCGTGGATTATTAGTTTTTTTCGTCGCTGGCGGTTGCATTAATAACCGTATCATTAAGGCGCTGGGTAGCCTCTTCTATACCTACGTCGGTAAGTAGTCGCCCTACTTGCTTATTAGTTAGAAATCTCTTAGGTGTATAGCCCTCTACGCCCTCGTTATCCTCATTATCAATGTCTACGCCCTCGTTAATCATAGCGGTTAAACCAAATATAACCGCCTTAGCGTTTGGCTCTTTTGTGTTGTCTGTAAGCTCTCCCCACTTACTAATTGAGCCGTACTCTTCTTGTATCTGCTCCATAACGTTTAGATTAAATACTAGGTTATATTCTACGTTTTTCCACTTTAAACTAATTTTTTCTTTTGCCATTTCCGAAACCCCTTTCGTTATTTAGAAAAAGGGCGGTACTATAAACCGCCCTAGTTAGTTGTTTTTAGCCCTCTGTAACTGGCTCTGTAGTTGGTGCTTGTGGTGCTTGCATTAAGCTATGTAACCAAGTAAGGGCGTCGCTCTTAGTTGTGAAAGTCTGAGCCTTGCCCCAAGTGCCGTTTTCGTCTGCAAGTGTTGAGATAATACCCTCAACGCTTGGAGTAGCAAACTCAATATTTTCGCCCTTAGTGTTTTCGTCGTTGCTTGGCTCTGAAAACTTGCACTTATATAAAAATTCTGCTTTATACTTGTAAGCTCCGTTAACCATTTTAGTAATTACTCTACCTACACCAACGTAAGGCGCTACGTCTGTGCTAGCCTTTGTTACGATACCCTCGGTAGTAATAGAGTGTCCTAGAATATCCGCAAAAATTGCCTCGTCGTCGTCTGCTACGCCTAGTGTAATAGTACCGCTTGCGAATGATGTATCACTTTCTGCTAAAGCGTCGTCGGCGTAAAGTGTAGCCGAGTTGTTAGTAATTTCTACATTACAACTAACGGCTTTACCTAACTGTTTAGCGCCGTCGTAAGTAGCGCTACCGTCTGTACCCTCTGTAAGATGTGAGTACCATAGATTAGTTAAACCTATTCTAGCCATTTTTTAAACCTCTCTTTCCTTTGCAAAGCATAATGTTTTATGAAAATATCCCGTATCTTTTTCGTACTGGTCGGCGCTTTCTCTAGTAAGTTGTCTAGTCCACCCGCCAGCTATTAATATATTGTTTATAGCCTCGATAATCGGGAAATAAGAGCCGTTACCTCTCTTAACGTATATATCAAAGTCGTAGTAACTTACGTAGGCTTGTAGGGCGTCGTCGGCGCTATATGAGTTGTCTTTATAGTTTTCGCAATAGGTAACGTATTTTAAAGCGTTGCCGTCGTAAAATGAAAACTCTACGGGTATACTCTCACCGTTTACCATAAAGTTATTAAATAGTGCCTCTATCTCTTCATTCATTAGCTACCCCTCTTTAATATATTTTTTTTGCACTTCTAGCATAGCCTTTTCTATTTCGCTATTTTTAAATGATTTTCTTAGAAAAGGTCTTTTATTAAAATTACTTCTACCATACTCAAATACATTACATACCAGCGGGGCGGGGACTGTCTTACCTTGCTCGTTTACAAAGTAACCGTAAAAAGCTACTTTTGTATTTATACCGTCGTCGCTGGGCGTTTCGTAACTCTTAGTAACCTTTAAACACTTCATAATATTAGAGCCGTGAAAACTACTTGGTACGTTGTGCTTAATATTGTTTAAAACGACTTTAGCGCCCGCTTTAGTCATTTCCTTAAGCATTTTCTTTTCGTTCTTTTCCAGCGTGTTAAAAATACTTATTAACTCCGTTGGTAGCTCCATGTCATATCGTGCCATTAGTGCGTAACCTCTTTACATTGTATTTCTAGCTCTACGTTAGCCTCGTCTATGTTGTTAAGATACTCTACTGTGTAAGTCTTGCCTCTAAATAATACTTTCATTTCCTTGGTAATTTCTACTTTAGGAAATCTAATAGTAAAGTTAGTATATGCTTTTTCAAAGTCACTATTATTTTTAATCAATAAATAGCCCCTAGTCGTCTTTACGTCAGCGTAAGGGTTTAATACTACCTCAGTGCTGGTTATAGGACACCCGTAAGGGTCTTTAGTGTTAACCTCTTGTACTATCTGAATTTTATACTTATACTTTCCAGCGTTTCTACTGTTCTTAGCCATATAAAACCCCCTATAGTAAATTAGTTTGGTGCATACCTAAAATAGTCTCTACCATTTTGTTTAGATTAACATTATCAACGTATAAACTACGGTTATCGTACATATCTTGACATAATGCAAAAACGACTATAGGCAAGTCCCCGTAATTGTCTAAATCTGCCTCAGCTATACCCGTATAATTGGATATAAACGCCTTAGCTATGCTAATTGTAGAAGTAATAAAAGCTATATTGTTTTCGTCCTCTAGTAAGTCGTCCGTAAGCCTTAAATAGTCGCCTACGTCTGTATATGTAATATCGCTTACTTTTGTTATTGTGTTCATTTAATCCCCCTTTATAGGGGTTAAGGTCGCCTAAACCCCGTGTTATTACTCTGTATCTTTAGCGGTCTTTTTAGTTGTTTTTTTCGCCTTTGTCTCTGCTGGCTTTTCTGCCTTTGTCTTGGCTGGCTTTACCTCTACGATATAGCCAGCCTTAACAAGGTCTTTAACAACTATAGGGTTGGAAATGTCTCTAATTTCACCCGACACCATACTAACGACACCGCTAAAGCTCTTTAACGCTTTATACATTTGTCGCCCCCTTATCCTACGTTAACAATAGCGCTTGCTTTGTCTGTTACGTCGTAAGTTCCGTTAGCGGTAATTTCAACGCTACCGCTTGGGGTGATAGGCTCGGCGTATTCTACCGCCAGCCCGTCGGCTATAAGTACGTTAGCCTTTGTATCTTCTACGGTTGTTACTTCACCCTCAAAGAGTGAAGTAATACCGTCGCTAAATGTCTTTAACGCTTTAATTACCATTTTATAGCCCTCGCTTTGTTATTAAGAGTTAGCCATAACCAACTTAGCGATTTTCTGAGCGTCCTCAACCTTAGAGTCAAACTCTAACCAGCCTACAACACCTACGGCGTGCATTGTAGCGTACTTTTCTCTAAGTACCTCGATAGACATATCTTCACTAAACTTTGTAGCAAGTCCTCGCATATCACCGTAGTAAATAGCGGTATTACCAGCGCCCATATCGGGCATATTGTCAGAAACGTATACGGGCTTACCAAGTAATGTAGAGCCGAAAGGACTCGACATATCATCATTAAGCAAGTAGTAGCCCGTTGTACTCTTAAGAGTTCTAAGAGCGGTTCTAGTTGCTGGCGACATAATCCATATAGCGTTAGCTTGGAAATCGTCCTTAATAGCGTCGTGAAGTCTTACAACTTCGTCAGCGGTAATAGCGGTAGTTGCTCCAGCGGTAATAGAATTAGTAAGAGTAGACAAGCCAGTAACCGCTCCGCTTGTACCTACTAAAAGCTCATGCTCAATAAATCGCTTAATAGCGTAAGCCATTTTTTCTACTACGAAATCTACAAGGTTAAAATCTGAGTTATTGATAAGTGAGCGACTTACAAGTGTAAGAGCGCCAGCAAGGTAGCCGTCTAGCTCAATCTTATCAAAAGCGCCTACCGAGCTTTCAAGCTCTGTAAACTCTGTAGCGTATGCTACCGTAATAGCGTTTGATGTCTCGTCGTAATATGGTACTACGAGCTTACCCTTAACGTTATACTTTGTAGAGCGTTCAAGGATAGGACAAATATTGTAAACCATTGAGATAATTTTATTAGCGATTGTAGTAGGAATTACCGCCCCGTTATCTGATTTAGTAAGGTCTACGTCGCCCGCTCTATGATTAACTCTATTTCTAAGATAAGCGTCAAAAGCTCTATAGTCTGCCTCTTCCTTTGCTTTCTGCTCTGCCTCTCTTTTCTTTTCGTCTCCGCAAGCTCTGCCGTCTACTCCTAAAGCGTCGCCCTCTTCCTTAAGCTCTTTCTTTTCCTCGTGGAGTTCCTCAGCGATTTTAAGAGCCTCTTTAATCTTTCTAACGTCGTCTCTAATTTCTGCCAGCTCTTGCGCCTCGTCGTCTGTAAGTTCTCGCTTGTTAGTCTCTGCGTCGTTTAGGATAGCCTCAGCTCTAACAATTAAATCGTTTTTCTTTTCCATAAGTGCCTTAAAATTCATTTTGTTAATCTCCTTTCATTTCTGAAATCATTTTTTTATATTCTGTATAATCTACCTCTTTAGGTTTAGGCTCTTCTTTCTTTTCCTCGGTTACTCTTACGTTAACCTCTACTACGTCGGAAATATTAAGCGCTTGGCTTTCGTCTGCCGTTCTTACGGCTACAAGTGTACCGTCGTAAGCTGGTATCTTAGTACGGTCAATTAACGAAACCTCGTATAAATCTAAGTCTTTAACTTCTCTAAGCGCTAGCCCTTTTTCTTCGCCGTTTTCTACGTCTCGGTCTTGGAAACCAAAGCTCCAGCCGACTAAATCGCCGTTACGAGCTTTTTTAACTACGTCGGCGTCCTTAATAATTGCTCTAGCGTGTAAGCCTATAGCGTCCTCGTTTAACTCTAGGTTCTTATCAGCTAGCCCGCCTAAATCTCTATCCCAATTATGGTTTAGAAGTATTCTAACGTCGTCCGCACGTCCTAGAGCCTTTTTAAACGCCCCTTTACATATACGCTCTACAAAAGTACCGTTACGGTCTGTAAGGGGCTTAGATAGACGCTCTACGGCGTTTACGTAGCCGTCTATCTCTACCGTGTCGTCAGCCCTTATATTGATATTCATACGTTAACCCCCTTTCTTAGATTTTTACTTCTTCTTTTATGCTAGTATCGCCGTTACTATCTTCCGTAACCTCAGCGTTACCGCCTTTAACGTCGCCCGTGTTTGGCGTGTAAAACTCGCCCGTCTTGGTGTTATATAACACGCTGGCAAGTCCCAAGTCTACAACGTCTAGCCCCTCAACTTCGTTAAGGTTCTCTTCTCGTCGTATCTCGTTTATAGTTAAAAAGCCCGTTTCTTTAGCCAGCTTATAAGCCTCGTAACGTTCTTTTATACTAGCTCTTACTATCTCTTTTACGTTAAACTCGAAAAAGTATTTACCTTTTTCCTTTTCAAGTAGTAAGTCACGGTTTAGAGCCGTTTCAAAAGCCTTTACTATAGGATATATAGCGGTTTTAAATGTCTTTTCGTAGTCGTCGTAAATATGAAAAATATTATCTATTTCATTCTTAAGAGTTTTCTTATTTTCGTCTAATTGCATTTCGACGCTGGTGTTACTAGCCTCTTGAAACTCCAGCCCGTTATTAAGTACTACTACGTTGCTTTCGTCGTTTGCGTAAAGATTAGCCCACGCTTGTTTTAGTAGGTCTATCTCGTCTTGTCCCAGCTTTCTAGTAGACTTTAAAAAGCCCTTTTTATTACCGCCCGACTTAACTAAGTTAAGTTGGTAAAGTAAAGTATTAAAAGCCGTCTCTAGTGCTTTCCCTACTTCTTGGGTAAGTCCTACACCGCTCGCCCCGTCTTTTGTATTCCTCAGCAACTTTATAAAGTCCCAAGGGTAAAACTCACCGTCAAAGCAAAAGATAGTAAAATTTTTGTGTAGCGGGTTAGGGTCACGGTAAATACTTATAAAGCCGTCGGGTATATACTTAAGAGCTACTACGTCGTTACGTTCACGCTCTATATAGCAATAACCGCCCTTACCTAGTAAATAGTCAACTACTAGCGCCTTTTTCATTTGAAAAGCGTCTAAAGTGTCGCCCGTGTCTGAATTTAACATTCTAACTCTAGGGTCGTTGTCTACCTCTTCTACGTGTCCGCTTTTATATTTGTATAACTTAACGGGCATACTCGCAATAGTGCCACTTATAAAGTCTACCGCACCGCTTACCGCTGGCAAGGTTAAAGCGTCCTCTCGCTTTATTGCTTGCCCGTTTAGTATTGCCTTAAGTAATACGTCGTTTACGTCGTTGAGGTCTACAACGGTTCTTTTATTCATATTTTTAAATTTATCAAAAAAGCCCATACTTAGCCCCCTTATCAATTTTAATAATAGCTTAAATAGTTCTATTAAAATTCCTATCTTTTTTCTAATGTTTCACGTGAAACATTTTTAGACATAGAAAAAGACGGCTACGTTAAGTAGTCGCCCTTTTCATAATCTATAATTTTGAGGAGGTAATTTTAGTATATTACTTTTTATTTCTTTTGCAAGTCTGCCCTTATAAGCTCTTTTATATATCCTTGCTTATTGCCCGAGCTAGCCAGCGCCTCTATTATGTCTTTATCAGTCTTAAGATTTAATTTTAACTTTACTTGTATAGTGTTGTTTTCGTCGTACTTTGCTTTAGCTCTCTTCTGTGCTGGTGTCATACTTTGCCCTATCCTCTCTTAATATACTGTCTGTTATTTCTCTTTGTATATCTAATATTGATATTCTTATAAGTTTGTCTAGCTCGTAATCTTTTATAGCTATAAGCAATACCTCGTGTCTTAGTCCTATTCTTACACCTTTCCAATAGTAAAGCATTTCTAAAGTTACAGTAGGCGTAACGCCACTTTGATAAATACTTATACTAGAATAGGGGTATAGCTCGTATAGTTTATTTTGTAATGTTCTTCTAAAATTTGCCTCTTTAATTTCTAATTTGTTATCCATTACTTTACCTCACTTTCTAAGTTTCATTAAGTTTCATTAAGTTTCATTAAGTTTCATTACTCAAAATACAATTTAACGTCGTGTCTTAAAAACTCGGCTCGCATACCGTCTGTAAGCTCTACTACTATAAACTTTCCTTTGCTGGTTATGTTGGCTACGTGTGGTAGACAAAACATAACTTTTACACCGCTCCAATTTTCTACTATTAATGTTTTCATTTTTTCGCCCTTTCTGCCCGTCTTGCCGTTAGCCCAGCTTGTTATTATTATAATTTTACTTCGTGCCAGTTGCCTTTTTCGTCCCTTGCTACCATTCCGTGTAATCCCAGCGCCTCGACTTCCTTGTATTCTTTAGACTTTCTTACGTCTAGGTTGTCTCTATCGAATTGTTTACCGCAACTAGGACAAAAGTCCAAAGGCTTATCAAAATAAGGTAGCCCTTTGTACCCGCTCCAGCGCCTTAAACAATTAGTAGGCTCGTCGGCGTCGGGGTTCTCCATTTTGCAATAAGGGCATATAGTTTTATAGCAACTTAAAGACATACTATAAATTAACGGCTTTACTTTGTAAGTCTGTAAGCCCTCGCCCCCTAAAATGTCGCTTAGTTCTATTTGTCCGTTCATACTCTACCGCCTTTCTATAATACTTTTATTTTCTTCCCGTACTCGCCGTTAGTATATACTCTACAGTAACTAATGCTCTTAAATTCTTTACGGGCTATCATTTCTTTTATGTTCAGCTCTCTCTCTTCCTTGCTATCTACGTTAAAGCTATCTTGTTGCCCGTCGTTCCAAGTGAAATATATTGCAAATTTATGTTTTCTCATATCCTACCGCCTTTCTTGGGGGCTAAGCCCCCAGCTCATTTTTAAAATTTAAAAGCATACTCCCAAGTTTTAAACGGGTCTAACAATCTCTCGGGGTAGGCGTTAAGGTGTAGCTCGTTAGCCTCTTCTCTAATCTTTGCTACTACCTCAGCACTTCCGCCGTGGCTCTTAAGGTTGTTAGCCAGCCTATACAACTTAGTAGCCTCTTCCTCTGATATTTCTATAAGCTGGTATCTAATGTTTGTTAACTCTTTATTCATATCCTACCGCCTTTCGTGCGCTTTGTTATTTGTTGATATTATATTAACTCTTTCTCGTGTCGGTGTATACTGACATAATGCACAAAATATTTAACGCCCAGGCTGGTAATTTTGCACAAAACAAAAGAGCCAGCCTAACATTTAGTTAAGCCAGCCCTCACTCAAAAAAGGATAAAGTTATAAAAAAAACAATCTACATTACACATATTACAAAACTTGTATAGTAAAGTCCATAGTATTTAAAAATACGTCTTGCTCCAGCAAGTAAGTAGCGTTAATAAGTGCTACTACCATATCTACCTTGCCTTTAGACTTCTTTTTATTGACGTATAAATTTTTATTAGTGTCGTAAGTACAACGGGCGTTTTGAAAGTTAATTTCTAATAGCCTATTCTCTGTATATTTAAACTCGCCCGCTAGTATCTTTTCTTTTAGCCTCTTAGTTGGCGGGTGTAACACGCTAGAGTGCTGGCGTATCTCTACGGTAACGTAGCCCGCTCGCTCCAGCTTTTGCGCCGTACTCATAGCGTTATAACGGTCGTAGCCTATAGCTTGTACTTTAACGTTATACTTTTGCTCTACGGCTAGTATAAAGTCCTCAACTACGGAGTAGTCTATAACCCTGTCCCCGCAAGCTATACACTTCATAGCCCTAATAAACTCTCTATAGTCGATTTTTTCAAAGGCGTTTTTCTCGTCTATACGCCCCTCGGGTATAAAAGCTATTACCTCAGCTAGTATATTGTCGTCCTCGTCTACGCTTGCCATAGCTACGCTAGTGTTGTCGTTGCTCTCGGATAAGTCTAGCCCTAAGTATACTACTCGCCCGCTCCAGTCTATATTAGCTACTTTACACTTTTGCACGTCGTTAACGTCTATATACGTCTCAGTTCCCGCCCCTTGGTATATAACGTTAAGGTGCTTAGTTATAAAGTTTTCTCGGGCGCTCTCCATAGCTATAGCTTTAGCTCTTTTTTTAAGCAAGTCCTCGTATATCTCGGGTATCTCCAGCGCTACGGGGTTAGCTTGCTCTAATACTAAGTTGTCGCTTTCCCAATTTTTAGGGTCGTCGGGTTCATATAGCAAACTAAATATAGTCTCGTCGTCTTGTAGCCCGTCTAATACCTTTTTAGCGTATGCTACCCACTCTTCAAAAGGGTTATCTATTGTAGGGTACTTAGTGGAAATAATAAACCCGAGCTTATTTAATATATTTAACTGTCCCGACTGCATAGCCTCGATAGGATAGCCGTTATCTAGCGCCCCTACTTCATCAGCACACCAAACCGACGGTAATTTACCGTCCATACGATTATTAGAAAAGGCTAGCGGGGTGTATTTGATTTCCAGCGGTTTAAATAAAATATAGTCCCTAAGAATTTTAAAACGTTGCTCGCCCTTGTATTCATATAAAGCGGGGCTACTCTTAATAATTTCCGCTATAGCCTCTCTAATCTCTTTACTAAGTGCATAGTCGGGCGCTACTGAATAAAATTTACTAAACTTAGGCTCGCTAATAAATAGCAATATAAAAAGCGTTGCTACTGTAAAGGTCTTAAAGTTTTTACGGCATATCTCTAGTATACAAAGCTCATAGCGTCGCTTTTTAGGGTTGTCTCTGTATACGGTGCATAGTGTCGCCGTATATGTAAGCCATTGATAGCCCGTAGTACATTCATATATAGTTTTACCAGCCTTTAACCCTTTAGGCATTTTTAAGAGCTTTAAAACGCCCTCTATTTGCTTTAGCTTTTTCTCGCTAATAATATACTTTTTACTTTTACCCTCGTATGTACGTATAAAGTCTTTCATTTGTTTTTTAACATACTTGGGGGTTCGCTTATCCTTTACGGACTTCTTACAATACTCGTAGGCTTGGCTTATCATTCCTCATCACTTCCGTTAATTAGCTCTAATAGTGGGTCTACCTCTTCTTTTTTCTTACCAGCTCCCGAGCCGTTTAATATTCTAAGTAAAGTAGTTACGGTTTTATTTGCGCTATCCGTTGTACGGTTAAAAGCGTTAATAGCTGGGTTAGTATATAAGTTTCCTCGCCCCTTAACGTACTCTTTAGTTACTGTAGTCCCCTCTTCTTCTATTCCAGCCTTTAAGTCGTCCAATATATCTAATTGTACTAAATAGCGCTCAAAAGTAGTTATAAAGAAAAAGTTATTTTCTAGCCCTCGCTCTTCCGCCAGCTCTTTAATACTATCCGCTTGCGTTCTTAAGCTCTCGTTATCTAACATAGTTTATTATTCCCCTCTCTATAGCCTCTATTTTCCGTTTCTAGCCCTTTTAAACCTTTTAGGGTAGAAATATATACCTTTAGGGCATTATAGCCCCTATTTTCCAAAAAAAAACGGGTTTTTTATTATTTTTGTAAATGAATG